ATCTCAATGTTCTGCGCTTCATCTACGATAATGAATGCATCATCAAAGCTACGCCCACGCATGAGCGCCAGTGTTGCTACTTCAATGTTACCTGCCTTCAGTCCTGTATCAACAGCACCTCGCCCTAGATGTTTAACCAGTACGTCTAACACAGGCAGTGCCCAAGGCTGAGCCTTCTCTTCAAGCGTTCCCGGCAGGAACCCAATGTCTTTACCTACAGCTACGTGAGGGCGTGTGATAACAATCTTGTCAATCTCTTTGAGAGTATACAAGTCTGCAGCACATGTAGCTGTAACGTAGGTCTTGCCAGTACCAGCGGGACCAAGTATCAACACCTGCTTGCTACTAGCAATGGCATCAATTAGCCTACCTTGGTTAACTGTCTTTGGTACTATACCTGATACAGGCTTAGAAGAGGCTCCCTTGTAGGTTGTCTTCCTTCTTGTGCGTGTCTGCTTTTTTGGTGGCTCTAACGTGTCGGTGTTCATTCAAGTTATCCAGTATTGTTATTGCTTCTTCTACGCTAAGCTTAAACCACTCATAGTTGTTTTGACTAGCAACTAAACGCGCCCTTAAGTGGGCCTCTGCCTCTGCCTTTCTATTATCAGTAGAATGTACAGAGTGTTCTAGCGTGAAGTCCCTGTAGGGGCTACTGGTTTGATACTGACTTAGGCGTTTGTTAGGGTCATCAGCCATACCTATTTTAACCCATCCTTCATGAGCTTTACTGGTTATAACATACACGTACCCTTCCTTAGAAGATGTTGTCCTTTCAAATGAAACCACACCATTCAAGTCACTAGAGAAGTGGTGTCCAGGTCTTAGGAGGTTATATAAAGGGTCATGCTTTTTGATGTAATCACCATCAAGATAAATACGTGTTTTATTAACTACACGGTTATCTCGCTTAAAGCATGTCTTACACTTGTATATGCATTTGGCAGCATTAGTAGCATACCAATTTAATGCATTCAAAGGTGTACTGCAACTGTTACATGTATGTGCTGACATTATATTTCACTTTCTATTTTACCCATTAGTTGTTTTAACTCAGTGTAACCTCCAATGTATGTGCCATCAGAAGAAAAGATCTGTGGTACAGTCTTGTGTCCTGCTTGCTTTATGAGTGCTAGTACCCATCTGGAACTGTCTGACTGCACGTTGTACTCTGTGTAGCCCTGCTTAGCTGCTTTGAGAAGCTCCTTAGCAGAGTCACAGAAGTTACATTGATCTCTTGTAATAATAGTGTACATGCTGTATCCTTATGAGAGCAGTTTATTCACATGCTCAGGTGGTTTAACTAAAACAATGCTGTAACAAATGGAATTAGTGCTTCTGTTGTTACTTCATAAGCTATGATGATTACCATATTTAAAGCAATAAACTCAAACATACTTCTCTCCTTTCTATACTAGATCTACTATTTCACAGGCATCACCAGAACACGCAAGCGTTTGGCTTCCTGCAGTATTATCTTCACTCTCATACTCTGAAAGCTTACTCCAGTCAATAGACTTTGGCATACAAGATAGAAGTGTCTTGTAGTCCGACTTACCACACTCCTGATAAGGAGCTTGCTGGTACGTATGATCATTGTATGGCAGGAAAGATACCCCTGACATCTCATCAAAGTGTTTGTACACAAAGGCACCCACTTCAAACCATTCGTCATTCTTCACGTTGATAGTTACGGATGGTTTATGCTCACACCAGTGTCGCTGATATGCCAACCACATTTCTAACTGTTCAATGGCAGACATGTCAGCAGTACACACTGCGCCATCAGGTGCCTTCATTGGAAAGCTAAACACTGTGGTCTGGTCAGGCTTAAATACCTCAGGCGCATTAGGTATACCCTGATCCTTCATAAACTGTGTTAGGGGGTCTTTATTGTCTCCACGCACCGTGCGAATGTAATAAGGGCTGTGACGTGCGTGAATACCACTAGCGGAGTCAACAAGTTGAGATACGGTTCCCGAAGGTTTAACACAATTGATAGCAGCAGCAACAGGGATACCAAGGCGCTCAGCCCACTCAGCATTAGTAGTGATAGCAATTTGTTTGAGATGTTTAAGGGTCTTATCCAATCCTTTATTTTTAAGTGTCATCAGTGGGTTATCCATGATGCCTGTCAGGGAAACGCCTAACAACCGCTCTTCTTCCGTGTTTGTTGCCCATATCTTACGCAGATAGGGAAACTTAGTGTAGCTTGACTGAATTGTACCCATTATAGTAGCAAGGCGTACCTTCTCAGATAGTGTATCAATATTATCAGTAGCACGTACTACAATTTCACTGAGGTTGCAAAATTCGTATGGGCGTAAAATTATTTCGCTGCAAGGATTTGTCCCGAAGTCGTGGTTAGGATCACGGCGACCATTCTTTGCTGCTTGCTTCTTAGATGCTTCACGATTGAAGATGCCACGCTCACCAGAGCCAGACTCTACAAGCGACATCCACTCACGCATAAACGACAGGCTATCAGGCTTCTCAGTATAGGATACAGAGTTATTAGCTAAGGCGCGTTGTGGATTGTTCTCCCACCATGAGCCAGACTTAGCAGTACGCATACGATCATCAGATAAATTACTCAATGAAATCATGGCGCTGCGGCGTACTCCACCAACTACCACTACCTCGCCAATCTTACACATGATGTCATGGCACTCAATGGATGAAAGCTTACGTCCCTCTGATTTCTTGAATGCATTGACAGTGAAGTTAAACAGATCCACCAATGGTGCTGGGCCTGATGCCCTACCGCCAAACGTCTTAAGGGGTGCTCCAGAAGGGCGTACCTTAGACACATCCCACGTTGGGATTTCACCAGCATACAGGAGTGCAATCAATTGACGCAACGACTTAGCCCACCCCTCCTTACTGTCCCTGACAACGATATTAGTCTCGCTCTGGAAGAGTTGCGGCACATCTGGGAGCTTAGTGATGAACTGGCGCTCGACGCTGAAGCCAACGCCAGTGCCGCAGAGGAGGATAAACATAGCCTCATCGAAGGACTTAAGGTCATCTACGGGTAAGAAGCTACAATTATACATGCAGGTATTGTCACGCGATGCTGCAGGGCCGCTTGTCATGAGCGCTCTCATAGATGGCATAACTTCTAGGCCTAAGATGGCCTGCTCTAGCTGATTCTTTGTTTTGGTATCAAGCTCTGGTCTATCAATAAATGCCATAAGGCGGGATACTGTATCACCCCATGATTCACGTCCCTTACCGTCAAAGTATTTAGCATAGCGTGACTTGTGGATAAATGACTGATAGTCTGTTGGTAGTTGGTTGCTCATTGCTTAGCCTCATAAAATAGTTTCATCATACTCATACCAGATCACTTAAGTCTGGTGCTCTATAGTTAGGCCCTTTAAGAACCTTACCGTCTTCACGGAAGATAGGCTTACCGTCAGTGCCTAGCTTGGACATATTACTCTGGTGTACAAGCTGGAAGGCATCAAACACAATGCCGTGGCTGTAGTAGTGTTCAGCACTCTCAACTTCGTCATTGGCATCAGACATCAAGTCCATCCAAATGCTGCTTTCTACTTCCCCCAAAAGCTCTATAAAGTTACCGCTAGTAACAGTATCAAAGCCCTCAATTACGTAAAGAAGATCAGCTATCTCTTTAAGGTGTGCAGCCGTACCAATAGTCTCTGCCTGAGCCTCTCCTAGCTCTTCTTTAATAAGCTTTAACCATAACCGTGGGTCAAGTGATGCTTTAAATGTGTATATAAATTCATGTAAGCACTCTTCCTGTGACTTAACTCTGAAAGCCTCAATATCTACTTCGCTAATCATAGTCTCTCCTTTACTAATAAGTTTTTTACTTCAACGTCATCTACGTCATAGAACGTATCAACAATCATATCCCTTACATCATCCTCGTGTGCATCCTCATAGGAGGATAAGATGTTGTTATTCTCTTCTACCGTGACTAGCATTGTCACCCCAAACTGCTTAACACTCATTTGTGCTTCTCCGCAAGTGCTTCATTCATCTTATTAAGATACCACCCTGCCTTCTTCATATCTTCCACGGGGTTAGCCTTATAGCGATACCTGTGTTGATACTTAACGAAGTTACCATGACAGTACGCAATGTAACCGTCTAGACCTAGCACCTGCTTGATGTAGTCAATGCATTCAATGCCACCCATGTTGTAGTGTACTGGACGCTCAACTGGATCAAATTGTTTTAGCTCAGGGTGTTGATCTCCTATGTATTCAGTGTGTGGTAGAGGTTCTCTTGTTAATGGTGGCTCTTGTCTCATGCGTTACCCTCTGTCTTAGTCCATCTGTTTAGTCTTATTACGTTGTCACCCTCAGGCGGCTCTGGCCCATCATCTAACGACCAACCATCTACTTCGTCCAGTAAGCCATCACGATAAGCAACGACTTCATCAAGCGCCTTAGGGTTATCGTTAGCCCAAGATAGGAAAGCAGCCATAAGAGTTATATAGTGGACCATAGTACTCTGTGTAGCGTCATCTATGCTTGACTCAGAGCATGCAGCAATACCTGTCTCAATGTGACCCGTCCACTCATCATCCTGCATTACAGGCCTAACGATCAGAGCCATCTCATCATCTGATAACGTATAACTCATCAGTCTTTCCTTTTTGTTTTAAGTACAACTACATCTGTAGTAGCCCTTGATCCTGGCTCAGTCAACCAAGCCTCAGGAATAACTCTGTGTGACCACAAAAAACCATTCCTGTCGCACCACTCAAAGTAGCGGCTCTTAGCACCCTTGTACAACTTAGCATTCGCGTTACTAAATACAAACCTTATGTCTAACTCTGGGTGCTGTTGCTTTATTGCAACATGCTTCCTGCGATCTTCATTATCAAATATGCCCTTTGTCTCAACTATGATGCCGTTGTCTAACTCAAAGTCAGGTGTGTACTTGCGGTAGCGTAGGTCTTCCCACTCTATCTTTAGTAGCTCGTACTTAACTAACTTCTGTCTTGCCGTTAAAAAAGCAGCGGCCTCCTTTTCGAGACCACTGCGATAACGGCGAGAGTTGTGTACTCTTGCAGTTGTTCTTTTAGCCATCCTAATTGTATTCCTCCGCTACAAACGTATAGTCTACTTCAGGTGGGTTCTTAGCCTTGCTCATAATGCTTGGCCTTGGTGTCAGGTTAGTGTGACACTTGTGTTTAAAGCTACAGAACTTACATCCTGATGGCAGTACCCAGTTACCTGTATCCTTACGGTAGAACGTTTCCTTGATTGGCTCAAAGCAACGCTCGAAGGGTTCATCATTATCAATGAAGTCTACGGTAGCCTGTATGTCAGCTAAGACTTTCTCACGATCAACCACAGAGGCGTCTACATACTTAAACTCTCCGTTGCCTTTGTTGACTACCCACCAGCCACCTACATCAACTCCTGCAGCCTCTGCGTAGCCTACAAGCTGTGACACATAGCCGAAGCCATCTCCATCAGCTAAGCTATCAAAGGAAGCAAACTTATTAGTGTAGGACCAAGGTGAGGCAGACTTAACATCGTCAAGCTTTCCATCCATGATCATGTCATACTCACCGTTGATCTTACGACCATTGGCTAACTCAAGTGTAACCTTTTCATTGTCTTGGAAGTCCACACCAGCCTCATTGAGGATGCCTTTGAATACTGCTTCAACAATATCACCAAGCATCATGTTCATCATGAAGTGGGGTGGAAATGGTGTCTTATCCGCTGGGTCATTCTTATCAAACCATAGCTGACACTTAGGGCGACCTATGTTAGACATACGCAAACGAAACTCATCACGTGGTCCACTATCAAACTGCTTAAGTAGTGCAGCCTTCACATCGGAGGCGACCTTATCAGCCACCTCCTCTGAGAATGAAGTCTTCCCTGCAACAGCCCTCTGAAAGAAGCTATAAACTTTAAGTTCTGCAGGGTGTTCCATTAGAATGGTGCCTCATCTACATCAATGATGGAACCAACAAGGCTGGCGTCAGCTTTACTAAGGCCACGATCAGACCGCTCATTGTAGAGGTCTAACACCTTACCGTTACTATACTCAATAAGACTCAAGAAGTCTTTTAGCGTATCATTGTCTGGCTCAGTCAGATCAACCTTATCGCCTACCCTAGCAGTACTGTATCCGTAGGTAGCACCAGTAGGGATGGAGCCTTCGTCCCCTGCTAAGAGGATAGTAGACATAATAGGCAGAAGGTTCTTACGCTTAAGAGAAGACAAGGCAGTATCAATGTTCTTCATGCTATCACGGTTCTTAACGTCCATGACAAATGGTACATCTACGCACTGAGTAGTGCTAGGCTCACCATTCTCATCCATAGGCAATTTAACAGTGAGTAGACCCATAAAGATCTTGACGCGCTTAACTGAGCGCATGACCTCCTTAGTTGCCTCAGGTAGAGCGGCGAAGTCTTCGATGTAGCCAGAGGGGCGACCTAAGTTAAAACCACCTACGCTGTCCTGCATGTCGCCATTGAGCGAGTTAGCCATTACTGACTTCTCCATCTCATTAGTTGATGCATTCCAGCGCTGCCACTGCTGCCGTTGGGCGAAGATACGAATAGATACATTCTCTGCATAGAATACATCGTCACCTAGCGTGATCTTGTATGCTCCTACAGGTATAACATCTGTCTTGATCTTCTTGCCACCGACTTCGATCTCGCCCTTCAGTGCTGTGCTAACTACGTTCACACGAGCCAGTGCAGCCTTACCTTGCGATGCGTTTTCAGATACACCCATCAGTGTAGCCATTGAAGCATTATCCATGCTAGTTATTGATAGTTCTGTACTCATATTGTACCTCATGAGGTTTGTGTTAAAGAGACTAAGTTATACCGCTAAACGTCCTTCACGTCAAGCCAATTTGGCCCTATTTTAGATTCTAATAGTAGCGGTACATTCATTTTTACGTTGTAGGCTTTTTCTATTAGGTCAGTCAACCCACCATTCATATCTTCTATTATCTGTAGTACTTTCTCCTTCTCCTCTGGGTGGATGTCTATAACCGTTGAGTCATGAACAGTGTTCACTAGGCATGACTGTAGGTGTTCCATCCTTCTCTCCATTTCAATCAACACAACAGGTACAACATCACCAGTAGCAAAGCCCTGTACGGGGTAGTTCTTGATCATGGTGAAGTGTGATACTCCTCCTCTTGCGTTGCGCTTCACGTCAGGGAAAGCATACTGCCTACCTGATACGTTAGTAATCTTGTTGAACCTGATTGCCTCGTTAGCCAAGCTCTTATGCCAAGCGGCTACACCCTTATACTTCTCAGTGAAGTGAATGTAGTAGGCCTCTTCAGCCTTACTTCTGCCATAACCTGTAGCGCCAAATAGGGGTGCGAAGGTATGTTCCTTTGCTCCTTGTCTGGTAGTGGGCTGACCTGCATCAGAGATAACCTTTGCAGTGTAGTTGTGTACGTCAAACCCTGTGCGTATCTCTTCCATAGCAATCTCATCCTGGGCAAGGAATGCTGCAGCACGAAACTCAAGCTGAGCAAAGTCGGCCTCACAAATGTAGCCACCCTCCCAACGAGATATAAATACACGCTTTACTGGGAATGTTCCCCCTCTTGGCATGTTTTGCATATTGGGATTTCTTCCACTGAAACGTCCTGTTGCAGTAACGTGCTGGGTGAGTCCCACATGCAGGAAACCGTCTGGCTTTGTATATCTGTCGATACCCTCCACAAAAGAAGAGAGGTAGCTGCTAACAGCAGAAAGGCGCTTAAGGTCAGTAAGAAACTCAACAGCAGCATCCATGTTGTGCGTTTTAGCAGTGCCAATAAGTACATCTAAGTTATCCTTTCCTGTGCTGAAGCCATTGGCGCTCACCCACTTCTTGCTGGGTGCACCTAGTCCTAGTCCAGCAATATGGTTTGTCTCTTTAAGGCCATAGCCACGTGCGTCACAGTCCTTACACTTGTTAGGTCTAGTAAATTTAGTGCCATCCTTCTTAGTCTTGTAAGTCTTGCCTTGACCATCACACGTAGGACAGGTGAATGCCTTAGTACGTTTGATGATAGTGCTGTTAGCTTCAACTGCTTGCTTGAACTCTTTCTTGTCACGTACAAACTCAAATAGGTCTGCCCACTCTTTCTTGTTGTTTAGCCTGCGAGAGAACACAACCTCAGACATCTGTGGCTTTGAGCTAAGGTTGATAGGGGTATCACCCATGATCTCACGCACCTTGCGCTGCAACCTATCCTCAATGTCAGCCTTCTCCCGCTCAAACAAAACACGCACACCATCTAGGGCATTACGATCCACCCTGATTCCTGACATGTACATTCTGGTAAGGGTTTTACATGTTTTAAAGGTAACGTCTCTAACGGTATGTAGGGAGGTGCTTTCTGGCTGGGAGTAGTCTCTCTCTTGAGCGTGGAACAACTCACTAGTTGTGAGAAGATCAGCCCTAAGATAAAGGCTAAGCTTACTGAGATCCGTTTCATTGGTGTTAATTCCCTGCTTGAGGCAAGTCTTAAGGTAATCCTCCTTTTGCTCACCTAGGTTACGTCTTTCAGCACATGCAGCTAGGCTTACTAAGTCACGCTGCCCACGGTTTAGGATGTACTCTGCCAACATGGTATCGTATATATCACCGTTGTAATTGTACCCACACTCCCATAACCACATCAAGTCGTGTCTAGCGTTATGCATTATTAGTAGTGTAGTCATGTTAAGTATATCTTGAACAAGCTTACGCCCAGCGCCTGACGTATCCTTGGCTTCATTGTGGTCTATGTTAACGATAAACAACTCATCAACATTATCGGCATTGACCATACCAACCTGAGTTAAAGTATTAGATTGCTCAAAGGGGTCATTGTGTATTACGCCACCCCTCCAAGTAACACTGTTCTCAACGTCTAATACTAGCCTCATGTCTCTCTCCTTATGCTGTATACAATGACCGTGCACCGTCTAACTCGCAGTGCACTACACCATGCCAACCGCCTTTAAGCTTGTTCTTAGCAATGTTCAAGTGCCTTTGTGTGTCTTCCTCATCTGCACCCTCAACAATAGGGTTCTTAGAGATCAAGACCATGAGGTCTGCTTCAGCAGCCTTGCCTGTCTTAGAGCCTTCCATCATTGACTGATCAACGTAGACCTTACCCTCTGCTACTGCACTCAACTGTGACATCCATACAACACAACAGTTGTACTGTTTAGCAATGTTACGCGCATAGATAGCTGCATCCTTTAGGTACACATCAGACTTCTCGCTGTTCTTAGTTGCGAACTTGTCACCCATATCCAGGATTAGAATGTCTGGACGTTCCTGCTTAACGATGGACTCAACCCACTGCATATCTTTGTTAGTGCTGTCCTTGATGCGGATGTTCTTCCTAACAGGGTCATAGCGGCTACGTGCAAGGGCTACGTTAGCCTTGACCTCATCCATTGACATGTTGGTGGCTGCGCTAAGATAACGTGCTCCTACACGCTCATATGCTTCCTCGTTACAGAGTACTACACACTTGGCACCCTGATGTGCCCAGCCACCCTCACCAGCAATTAGTGAAGCATGAAAGGAAGTCTTGCCTGTGTTAGGACGTGCGCCCACAAGTAACAGGTGACCACCACTAACACCCTCAACCTTACGGCCTAGACTTGGTATGTTAAACTTCCACTGTGTCTGTAGATCGTTAGCCTTAAGTAACGTGTCGATAGAGATGTCCTCCCAGTCAATACGGATATTGGGTGTGAAGTCATCCTTATAGTCTGCCAGTAGCCGCCTCAGTGGCTCTAGTGATGTCTGTGTACCATTAACAAAGTCAAAGCCAAGGTTTGCAACCTTCTCACCTACAAAGTTCTGGAACATAGTACCTAGAACAGTGTCAGCAATATCTTCTTTTATTACATCCTCTTTGTTCATCTTACGAAACAGGTCAGCATATGCTGCCTTGGTTGCCGTAGTCATTGTTTGGTTCTGACTATAGAACAGCGCCTCAAGGTCTGAAGTGTTTAAGTCACCATCATACTCACGCATTGCGCTGTCTAATGTTTGCTTGATCTTCTGTACATCCTTAGTGAAGATCTTATCTGGGCAGCGGATGCCCTTATGTTGTTCATAGAAGTCACGTTTAAGTAACGTCTTAACTAGTGCCAGTTCCATCATCGTCTTTCTCTCCTACAAGAATACTATATATTACTTCCATAGCCACTACAGGCCACATGAAGGCAAACTTAATTGGGCCTCTGTTATCTTCTTCTTCATCATCAGGCTCGACCATGTGATACAGAAGTGGTAAAGCTAACACGTACATTAAAAATATACCACCTAAAAAACCTTGACCTAGTTCATTAATCATCAACCCAAGTCCTATTAACTAATTTAAACATACCCTCTGGTGATTTCATTGCAGCAAACAAGTCAGTTAACTGCTGGAAACTTAAGTATAATAAGTCGTGGTTGTTTGCTCCTTCATTCCATTGTCTCATAAATACAACACCATCATCACTAATGATGCACTCTACATCTTCAAACTCATCACGCTGATCCATTGTAGTAATCACCGTAGCGTCATGCTCCATCTCAACTGTAAACATTACTCTTCCTCCAAACAAAACCCACAGAAGTCTGACTTACTTTTATTACCGCATGACACACACTTGCGCCAACCATTTGCAGCCTCTCGCTCTATGGATGCTTTACGTTCTTTATTCGTCATAGGACTTATGTCACTTAAGTCAGACTCTAAGGGCCATTCATTGTCCGTCATCTGCTTCCATACCTTTCTTTATAAGTTGTATGAAGCCGTACTCAAAGATATCATGGTATGTCTCTGCATCCATGTCTAGAATAACACGGGCTGATCCATCTTCGTTATCCTCTATTTCAGTGATCTTAATATTACCTGCAATCATCAGTCTTCTCCTTGTTGTGTTTACGAAACCTTTTGTTATAGGCACGTTTGATTTTCTTTAACTGTCCAGCTTTCCAAAGGTAGAACCTACGTGCCTTAGTAAGTCCATCATACTCATCACCGCCCTTCATGGGTATACGCTTGGTCATTTGATCATCTCCTACTACTACTGGGGTGTTAGTACTGGCAAGTATTGCCTCTTAACTGATACAATGGTATCACTAGTCATCTCCATACACTAAGGCCTCCCATGACACAGGGAATAGACCTAACATGATCTGATCAATCTGTTGTGCAACTAACTGTGTCTCGTACTGAGTGTCAGTCTTCAATCGTAGGTTACACATGTCAGCAAAGGCATCCAAGCTACCTGACCAGTACCATTCTGTCATAGTAGACTGTGGCAGTACCATACGTGCTTGTTCAGGGGCTACGTCACTGTTAATCATAGCGTTGTAAAGGTCTAGCGCCTGCGTGTTTACATAGGCTGACCATCTGTGAGGGTTATCACTTACATTGTCATACTCTGTATGCCCCTCAATAGAAAGCTCAGGGTCTGCGATAACCCAGTGCAACATGTCTACTACTTCATCACTAGAGCCTTGCTTCTTATCAGAACTACGACCACGCCATACATCAGGTGTATAAAACTCAGGCTCATCATCTACGTACCTACGGCTGATTTCATTCCAACGTAGGAACTTATGCTTCACAAGCTGCCTTGCTACAAAGATTGGAGCCTTGACGTGGAAGGATGCAAAGGCATGACCAAAAGGGCTGATATGCTTGTGCTTGGCTAGGTAGTTTATGAGCTTAGCATCTTTAGCCTTAAGTGTTGGTGGCCCCCAAGTATTCTCTTCCATCTCAGATGTCTTACCAAAGCTAACACGGGCTGCATTGGCTACTGACAGGTCACTACCCATGTGGTCTATGTATGTTGCTTCAATCATTTACTCTAACTCCAATACACTCTATTGTTTCTGTAGGGTTGTTTACTAGAACAGAAGCAATCCTTAGTTCAGCCTTACATATTGTTACATTGGCAAATGTTCCTAGGTGGTGATACTTTACACCTACCTCAGGCATTACAGTGAACCACATTAATAACCATATAGTATTCATCAGAATGGAACCTCACCGTTGTGATCTCGTGGATCAATATAATATCCTGGATTCATGTACTCAGGCTTACGTGTTGTAGCCTTAGGGTGTACCCCTTCTAGCCCCATCTCTTTGAGGAAGTCTTTTAAGTTGCTCATTGTGTAATCTCCTTTAAACGTTCCAAGTCTCCACTTAACTTGTATTTGATGTCATCGTCAAGGCGGAAGGCTGTACTCTTAGCGCCTGTCCATAGGCCTATCTCTCTACTGAACTGCAACGTCTTGTGTGCTGCATCAGGGTCTAGTGCCACGATAACCCTGTCATACTCACCTATTTTAGCCATGTGATTGGCTGTTAGTGATGTACCTAGGATAGCCATAGCTGTCACGTTAGGTAATTCCTGATTTGCCACGATAGCTGATACACAGTCCTCAACCACAAGCAGAGTAGTACCCTGCCCTGATATGTAGTAGTCAGCATTGCCTGTGTAGCGATACCACTTAGGTGACTTGCCGCCTACTGCCCTACCGTTAGCGTCAATGATGCGGCCCTTGTAGTGTATAGGGAATACAACACGTTCGTCCTTAACGTCATACAGTAGCCGTGTAGTCTGTATACCCCAGCGACCAACAAACTTATGAAACTTATCATGCTCTGCACTAGGATGTACAACATACTCAGGTATCTCCATAGTCTCTGCCTCCTGTGCTATTGTCTTTTCTTGCTTAGATAACAGTATCTTGATCTCTGCTGCTGTCATGTCTGTGTGGTGGTAGCCACCAATGGAACAGTCAAGCTTGTAACAGTTGTACTTGATCAACCCCATCTCTTTGGTAGCAGTAAAAGTATTCTTGGCATGGCATACAGGACAGTTGAGCCTACGCGTCTCATCCTCACGTAAGTCCATGCTGTCGAGATACTTACGAATGTTCATCCTCATTGCCTCTCGTTGTTAGTGCCTTAGTCGCACCCCTAAGTGTGTTGACCATGTAAGGTGTAACACTCTGCATGTTCTTATGTCCAGTAACTTGTCGTATGCCAGCCATATCTGCGCCACCCTCAAGCATTTCTGTCACAGCAGTGCGCCGTAAATCCATAGCTGTTAGCTCCATAGGTAGGTCAGCTTTAGCTAATAACTTATTGATAATAGGAGCTATTTCATCCTTATTGTAGGGTGTGAAGGCTCCTGCTCGTGGCTTATTACGAGGTGCTACATACTTCTGGAAGCCAAAGTCTTCCTTCTGGTTTTTTAACATTTTGCATAGTCCTGGACTGATAGGTAATTTAACATCTGCGTTACGCTTACTCTGGTTCAGGTCTAGGCGGCAATGTTCTAGGTCTAGGCTTTCCCACGTTAGTAGTCGCATGTCACCCACGCGCTGACCCCAGTCGTAAGCCATCTGAACTATAAGGCCAATGCTTCTGTACTGCATATCACCGTAGGCAACGGTTAAGAACCGCCTGATGTAGTCACGATCCCACGTAACTGTTCGCTGCTTAGTGCTATATATCTTTACATGAGCCACAGGGTTGTTCTCCATAACGTCTTGGCTCATAGCGTAGCGCCATGCTGCTGACAGTACAGACTTGCGGTAGTTGGCGTTGCGTGTGCCTGTCTTAGCCCACTTATGGTAGGCTGCTGTAACAACACGTACCTGTAATTTATCTATACGATAAGACCCAAGAGGCTTGCCTTCAACTGTGGTGGCAATAGCCGCTGCCAAGTGCTTAGCGTAGTCATTCTGTGAGCCAATCTTTAGGCGACTGTAGTTCTCAGATGCTAAGTAGAACTTAGCTATGTCACTTAGTTTTGCGTTACTTTTAGGTCTCTCCATTGTCTCTCTCCTTATCTGTACCATATAGCCCAGTTAGACCATGCTCTACTGCAATAGTCTCTACCACATATGCTGTCAATCAGACTACATATGTTTGGGCGTCTCTCCCTTAGCCACTGATGGTTTCTTGCTGCTATTGTTTGGTTTAGACTTCCCCCCAGTATCACGTTGATCAGTATGCTCATCACCATTGATATCCGATAAAGGTAGTCTGCTAACCCAGTGAGAACTATCATCAAATGGGTCTTCGCTTTCTGTATCATTTGTCATTGTCCTTTATCCTATGCTTGATTTTAAACTCTTTGCGTGATGATCTAATGCAGAATGCCATCCCTACAAAATACAAAATTATAATGAGTATGGGTGATGCCATCATTTCTTTGCACCATATGAGTTTATAGAGTTGTGGTGGGTTTCAAGAACTGTACCCCTTACACTCTTAAATATTACACGATGAACACCTGTAGACAGAAACAGTCTGTCCCTAGTTTTATGTGCATCGTATGGGGTGAATACTGTAGTAATAAACTCAGGCTCAGGCTGTGAAACCATAGACCGATATACTTTTATAGCTCTACTTGGTATCATTGCTCTGCCACCCCTAATACTCCACCGTTTTCCCACTCAGCATACAACCCATTGTCAGACAGGATGTCGTTGATCCTGTGGTTCACACCAAAGTCATCCAGCATGGCATCATTCTCTCTGTAGTAGTCAGCCCACACTGTGTCATAGTTTTCCTCTGCTGAGATACGAAATGTATCATCACCGTTGTACCCACCCTCATAGACGGGTACGCCAATCTTTTTTAGCTGATTGAATGCTGTCCTGTAGTTACGTTTCATTAGCGACCTCCTTACCGTTACTAGTATAGGATAACTCATTAGATGGGTAGTTCAGCGGATAAGTCTGTAGTATTTTCTGCAATATCTCTGCACGGTATGTGAAGGACTTCATCAGATCAACATCAGCTAAGTCAGGGCTATCAAAGCCATCCTTCTCTATATCGTCTAATAGGATCGTCCTTAGTATGTCTATCTCATTGGCGGTGAAGTCTATGCTATACATCTTTCATCTCCTCTCTAGCTTCAACGTATGCCTTATACAGCGTATCGCATACATGGTCTTCCATGCCTTTAGGAACCTTTACGTGCTCCTCAATTATGGCAATTATCTTAGCTTTTGTTTTCTTATCCATTACTTCTCTCCTTTGATGTAACACTTCTCTACCTCACCTGAAGTAAGAGCGCAATTAAAACCGTTGTTCTCGTAAATGGCACAGATCATGTTGCCATCCCACCACACTTTGTAGCCATCACTGGCCCAGCGCACATCCTTACCTGCTGCTAGGGCCTTGGTTAACTCTCTAAGTAGCATTAATATTCTCCTCTATAAAAGCAAAGCCACCGCCGTTGCCCTCCTCATCCTGAGACAGTGAAACCATAAGTTCACCACCCCCCTTACTGTTAGGCTTTTGTATGATAAACACAGGCCAATCTCTCGCACCGTACTCATCCTCCTGAAAGTAAAAGCTAACGATCTTGCAGCCTACTAGCTGCCTAAAATATTTATCCATGTCCATTAGATATACTCCTCTATTTCTTGTACATTAGTAATGTTATAATCTGCATCATCCAATGTTTCATGGATGGAAAGACTTCGCACCTTTTCCTGTGCATCATCCTCATTATCTGCCTCTACTTCAAAAGAATTGTAAATAGTAAGCCCCACATAATACTTAGCCATGTCTATGCATCCTCTTCTATAAAAATACCATGTTCATCTTCAAACATATTATCCCACTCATAGGGTGTGATCCCTGTCATTACAAACTCACGTTCACTTGCGCTTAGGTTAGGCATTGCATCCTGTGCCAGCATGCCGCCCTTCCAAGCATATAAAGCATCCTCTGATAGGTTAAGGCGCATTGTGTTTGTTTCGCCCGTTAGTGGGCTGCGGCGTGTGATAGTAAGCATTATGCGTACTCCTTTTCATCAATACTGTTAAACTCATATACTGCTGTAGCAAAGCCACGGGGTGTGGCAGAGCGTATGTCTTTGGTGCGCTGTGACTTGCCGCCCAGCTTAAGGTGCTGCCTACTGTGGCCCTGCTCTGGTGCTACGGGATCAGTCCAAGGCATCTTGAAGCCCCCGCCTGTCCATAGGCATGTCTTCTTGGGGTAGGCATCACGTGCTGCGATGTACTCAGGCCAGCGTGGGTGCACTGCCTGATCGTCAGAGATATAGCCGCCATACTCATAGGGGTGAAAACTGTAGTCAGGTTTGCGCCACTTGGTTGCCAGCACTGACACGGGGTTCTCTATGAAATAGGGGATAGACATGCCGTTAAACATACGCGCCACCGCCGTTGCGTGCCCTACTGCATCAGCCTGAAAGAAGGGGTTGGCCTCTGCCTTGCGCTTGAAGTGTGCCGCACCGCTCACCGCCATGTCAGTGCAGACAGGGAAAGCCATGCCGAAAACCACAGGCTTATCCGCAAACTCTGATTGTATGGCGTTTAGTGTAGCTTGATCATGCAGGTCAGCGTGGCGGTAGTGGATGTTTCCCAAGCCCCAAAAGTCTGTTGTGTGTCCCTCTACAGGGTGCTGGATATCAAAGGCGTAGCAAGTGTAACCTGCTTCCGCCCACGGCTTGAGTGCTTCGCCTGTGAAGTCATACAGGCTTAAAACGATACCTTTGCTCATCTTAAAAAGTCTCCGCTAGTTCAGCCTGATCAACGATAGTGTTGCGGCTTGTTTCATGTGTTATGGCTTGGATCATACGGTTTTCCCAGCCATGTGTGATAGCGTACACCCACCCCGCATTAGGGCTTGTGTGCAATATTTTAGTGTAACCGTAACGGTCTACCACTACGAATTTATAACGTGGGTTAGCCTGTGGGCTGAGATTTAGGCGTGACATTG